GGGAACCCTTGGTCTTACGACCTACAATTGTGATGGTAGATTTCTCTACTAACTGCAACTCACAATTGCTGCACCGGTTGAATATGATCGGTACACAATCATTTTGTTTCTGAAATCCCTGTCATTTCGATTTCTTTCTTCCTCGGAGAGAGACTGCCATTTGCAATCTCTCCAATCGCTTTCTGGTTTAATTTTTTAATTTTAACCTTACGAGCTCGAGGAAGGGTGAAATCTACTTTCTTCGGTTTCTCCTTGGACTCTTCTGACTGGGGGTTAGCCAATAGTTCATTGAACGATTGGATCACCTCCTCAGAAAAATCTACGAAGTCAGTGAATTCTGGCAAATCAAATTCCTTTGGGGCAAGTGCCCCTCCCAAACCCTTTTTAAAGAGTTCAGGATCAAAAGGTTTTGATACAAAGTCTAAATTCACATACTGAAGAAAATCTTCTCTAATATTCAGATCCATCAATTCGACGATATGTCGAACTGAAGTCGCTGAACAAGGAAGATTTGACATCTTTTTCAGAAACTCCTCTCTAAAAACTTCATAACTGAAACTATCGCCTCCCTGTAAGAAACGTTCAAGAAACATAGAATCGATCTCCTTTTGGAGTTCTTTTCTTATCTTATTGTCTCTACAAGGAATTTGGTAGGTGTGAATAAAGCAAAGGCTTGGAAGAGTTCGTATATCCTGGTCCAATAAGAGTCTCCTCAAATTGGAATGTGTCATGCACCTTTTCTGTACTAAGGAAATATCCTTAATTGTCAGAAAATCTTCATGATACACTTTGGAATCAACGACCTCATTAAAAGCCTGCTCTTGCTCACAAATTTCAGTAATGATTTTCTCTCTTGTCGATAAGTAGGGAACAGAAATACAATCTGTTGTCGGTTTCATCCGGACGAAAAGATCGTGAAGATAACACAAAATCTGTGTTCTTTTTGATTTTTTTGTCAGAGCTTCAGGACCCCAAGAGAAGGATAAACCACCATGACTAACAGGGACAGAAATGTCCCGTACGGTTCTTGATAGTTTCATCCTATTAACACTCTTGAAGAGTTCCTGAACTTCACTGGATGGAGTAGACAACATATGTAATTCCAAATCCCTCAAACACTCGCCGAGAACTTCCGAACGACGATCCAAAACACGTTGTTTACCTGAAGAAACTACGTCACCATCTAAGATCAACTGTGAATTTACAGTTCCAAATCTCGGATGAACGTAATTCTTTCCTAGGGATAACTCAAGACCAAATTCTTGGACTTGTTTCTTCCAAATAGGATAGAATTTCTTCGGGGCTCGAATCAGAATGTCATCACCATTGATCAAATATTGATCTGGTGTTAAACCACTGAATTGAGCAGTACAATCGTTAAGGAGACATAATAGTGGAAATGAGAGAAGACTTCCCATCAATTGGCCACTTTCCTGAAGTACCGGGGTTAAACCCGACGATCCAGGATAGACCAAAAGATGAGGAGAGATCTCTTTCATTGCCCACCGTTTTGTCGGCTCATGATCAATAGATTCCAAAATTCCTTGTAAAAGGGCTTTCGAAGCTTCGATCGCGAATGAGTCCGTCGCGGCAGAATAGTCTCCAGAAATCCAAACGGATCCCGGAACTGAAGAATCATATAACCGCTTTACAGCGGTGTTGAGATTATTAGTTCCATGGGTGAGGACAAACTGGGGTTCTAGTCCCATTGCTTCCCACATAGCGCGTTGAAGAGGTTTCAGACAGAAAGTCTCCCCTATTCCTGCAGTGATCGTTCGAACCTTTAAAGGTTCAACGATCGGTACCACCCGGACCGGTAAAGGTCCAGGAGGTGGAAATGCAGAAAAGGTGAGACCTTTTCTAGAAACCCCTCCCTGATTTAATCCGTTAAGGACTGATTCAGGAACGCCAGTGTGTTTAAGTAATGGAATTAAAGATTCCCCTTTCTCCTCTCCGTTCACGGTTTTCTGTTGCCAATTACGGCGAGTGTTCTCATGGAAGAGTCGCCTCTGGTTGTAAATCAGAAGTAACTCCTCAGAGTTCCTGAAGTCAACAGGAACCCAGATTGAATCGAACGATTCTCTCTTTAATCTTTCTTCTAACTTTGTAGGCATAGATAGATAGGTGCCGTCAGTGACAGCATAATCCATCCAACCTTCTGAAAGTTTTCCACCGGGTCTTGAGAAGTCGGGTGGTGACCTTAGCGTAAACGCCTTGTCACCCTCCAAAAACACAGGATAGTGGAATCTCCTCCAAAAAGAAACATCGTCAATAATTGGTGAGCCAGTCTTTTTATAGACATGGTCCAATCGTTGATTATATTTCATATTGGAGGTGGTAATGATAAAAGATGAGGAGAATTTCATTCCCTTCTCACTGAGTTCCGCCATTGGTAGGACATAAGGACAACATGATACCAAGGTTTGAAATTCCTTGATG